AGGTGCTTGTGGCCCGCAGGGTAGTTTCGCCCATGATCGGAATATCAGGTGCCGCTTCACGGATGAGATTTATCAGGACATTCCGATACCGATAGGCATGGTATGTGCCGCCCTCTTTACCGAAGTGAATCATGGTCGCCTTGCGGAAGGCCGGAATGACGAAAGAGCAATACGGCAGGATCAGCCGGCAGGCTTCGGAATACCGGGCCGGATCAGCATAGACGTTATCTTCGGCGGATTCTTCCGGGCCAAACGTCCACACCAATTTCCATCCTTCAGAATGGAGCTTTTGGGCAACCGCCGCCAGCACTTCGGGAGATTCGCCTTTCCAGACCAGCAACGCGCTATTGAATCCTTGCTTCTTGAACCAGGTCAATTCGGCTTCCTGATTTTTCTGTTCGGCTTCCGTCTGCGGGGTGACTACCTGGCCGATCATTCGCAAGTCGCTGATGTCGGGCATGGCATGTTTCACGCGCACCGCTCCAATATCTATTCCCCCCAGTGCTGTATTCCACCACTCCAACACTTCCCAGTCGTGAAAGGTGAAGTAGGTCGTTGCCGGATACAGTTGCCTTGAAATGTTTGGAAGCTTTTCGGCGTTCAGTGTGTCGTGCTTCGCATATTTAACCAGACGTTGCCCAAGATCGTCCTGCGCTGACAACCGAAAACACGCCAACATGCAAATCGCAATAATGATGTTTTTCATTTTGGCTCCAATATTTTGTTGACTGTATTCTCGACGTACCACTGATCGGAATTGATGATGTATCCCCGGCAATAATACGTGGCGCCCCGGATTGAGTTCGTCCAGGTATAGAACACGCGCGCCTGGTAACTGTTCAGATAGGTATGCGGCAGGTCTCCGGTTTCCATGTCCTCAAACTGTGCGCCGTTCCAGTAGTACCAGTCAGACGGATTATTGGTTGACTGGAAGGAAACCGTTGTGCCGGTGAAGGCGGGATTGGTGGCGATTGTCCAGGAGAACTGATACAGGGTGTCCGGACTATTTGTGCCGACCATGGAATCAAAATCCACGCCGGAAAAAGTCACAATGCGCGTGACAATCTGGGTGGACGATAAATCGCTGACCCCGTTACTCCCGGCTGGCCCTTGTGGCCCCTGGGGGCCTACCGCGCCGTTCGTGCCTGCCGGACCTTGTGGGCCTGTGGCACCGTCAACCCCGTTCGATCCTGCCGGGCCTTGCGGACCAACCGCACCATTTGTGCCCGCCGGGCCTTGAGCGCCATCTACACCATTGGATCCCGCTGGGCCTTGAGGACCCTGGGGACCTACCGCGCCGTTTGTGCCTGCCGGACCTTGGGGGCCGGTCGCCCCGTCAACACCATTTGATCCCGCCGGACCCTGCGGTCCTACCGCGCCATTCGTTCCCGCCGGGCCTTGGGCACCGTCAGCGCCGTTCGTTCCCGCTGGGCCTTGTGGGCCCTGCGGACCCGTTGCCCCGTTTGTGCCGTTGATACCGTCAACCCCGTTTGTCCCCGCTGGCCCTTGCGGACCTGTGGCACCGTCAACTCCGTTCGATCCTGCCGGACCTGTATTCTCATTCGTCGCGCATCCACTCGCCGTCCGGGTCACGGGATCATAGGCGTACCAATTGCTACTCGACGGCACGTGCACATAGTTGGTCATCGAAAACTTAACATCCGGGTGTGCCGCTACCCGCGCCGCCGTGTAATACAAATTTGTGCCTTCGTCTATATCTGTGGTTATCAGTACAACTACGCCATCCTTGCCGTTCACCATTGTTACGGCACCGGTCGCAGAGGCGGGATCGGGGAATGTAATCAGTGCATTGCGCGGATCGGTCTTTACCACCGTTCCTATATTGCCCGAAGTCTGATAGGTGAACCCGGTCACTCCATTCAAATAACCCGCGTCACTCGCTGATAGTCCCTCATTCGAAACGCATCCCGTCAATGTCCTGGTAGTCGGATTATAGACCAGGTAATTGCTCGATGATGCCACCGCCACAAAATTGGTCATGGTTTTAATGAGAAGTGTCGCGTTGGTTTCGCCGGATGACCGGATATATCGCCCGCTCACTCCGTCAAATACGGCAATCTCCCCGTCCGCCACGCCGCCCTTTGTCGCCACGGTCGGGTAATACTGGGCGAATGCACACATCACTCCTGCCAGCATTACCCCTATCATTCCGAGTATTTTCTTCATGATGATCCGTCCTATTCGTCCGATTTATCCGATCCGTCTGATTCCGGTCCGGCGTCCGTCGTCCGTCGTCCGGCGTCTGTTTTACTCAGCCAGCGGTTCCAGCCTTACCACGCCCGCCTGGCCGCCCGCCTGTTCGATAAAGCGCGCGCATTCAACCATGCGTTTGCTCCATACCTTCTCGTACCCAACCGCCAACTGCACTCCCACTTGTGTCGCTGTGGCCGGGTCCGTGCCGTCGAATGTCACGAGCACCGCTTTGGTCTTCACTGCCACCCAGAAGTGCGTGGCGTAAGTTCCGGTATAAGCAGTCGGCGCTACCGTCCCGCCAACCGCCAATTCCACCCCAAGATCGCCGTTCTTCACCGGCCCTAACTCCGATTCCAAATTCGTCACGTGTGCATACATTGGCTGTCTCCTATTATTCTTTTCCTATCTTTTCCGGTCCGTCGTCTGGCGTCCGGCGTCTGTCGTCCTCTTCATCCGGTCTGTCGTCCGTCGTCTGCCGTCTGGCGTCGGAAAGTTATCTTTCAAAGACAACTTTCCTTCCCACTCCCGGTTGATTCCATAACTCGTCTTCCAGCCGTTCCAATTCCGCAACGGCTTTATTTTCCGCCTTCCCGTTTTCCACGGGATCCAATAAATAATCCGCATGGGCCCCATGCGTGACAAACTTCTTCAAAAATGCCGGGAAATCCACCGGTTGCCAGTGACCGGTTTCGGAATATGGATTTTTATTTGTCGAAGATTGTAATGCCCTGTAACTCTCGCCACTACTTGCGTAATAGCACAGGTCCTCAATTGCGTAGTTCGTTGCAATAGCCCATTCTGCCAGCGAATATTCCGGCGGCGGCGGGCGAAACCAAACCCAGGGCCGGACCGGCGCTTTGTTCGCTGAAATCAGGATGCCGCCTTCATAGCTAATAACGTCCCTGACAAGTCCGGCGAACCGGTATATCCGTGGGTCCTTGTCGAAGATGCAGTTCTGTAAATCCACCGCTCCCATCTCCGTCTCGCCCTGTTGCCGAAAACTTATCGTCCGCAGAAATTCATCGCCCACCGTTTGCCAGCAGGTCGTTTCCGTGTCCGGGTCTTTCCCCACGTTCCCATCCAGGAGACTTACGTAATAATTCTCCCCGCCGGCCGCATCCACATGAAAAACCTCGTCCCCGGTCGCATAGTTCAAAATCGCGTCCCAGGTCGCCCGGTACTGCCTCTGTTCCGCCAGCATGATCTCCGGCCAGAAGGCATACGTGTATCCCTCAATTATGCGTCCGTTGATATAATCGGCAATTTGCGACTTCTGCGCCGCGCTCAAGCCGGCCGTCAGTGGGTCAATCCCCCTCATCCGCACTATCGCTTCATATACGCTCTTGATCGTGCATGTCTTCATGGATAAACTTTCCGAAAACTCACCTTCCCAAACCTGTTCCTCATCACCCGCGCCGACCGCACCGCATCCACGTTAATCCCAAATTCGCGCCGGTCCTGGTCTTTCCAGTATCCTTCCGCATCTGCCGACATGACCGCTTGCCCCTCGCCATTCACCGCTTTCATCACGGTCGCCAATGATAATTGCCGCGTCATCCGCCCGCTCTTCCCAAACGGCTGCAACTCGCCGCGTTTCGCCGCCAGCGTCATATCCATCCTCCGCGCCGCCTCTATTTTTTCCTGTGTGAGCATAATTCCTGCTCCTTCATTCGTCATTGGGCGTTCGGCGTTGGGAGTTGGGCGTTTGCTTCGGGCAAGGCGGCCCGCCCACCTTGCCGTCCTATCTGCACATTCTCCCCATACTGTTGCGCCAAAACTCCCATTCTCTGTAATCGGCTCTGCAATATCTTCTGTTTGTCCGGCGCCATATCGTTGAAAATATCCGGATTCATCTGTTGCATGTTCTGGTACAACTGGAGGCGTAACTGGTAATTGATGCTTCCATCGTCCGGCAGTTCCGGTTCTGTTCCACCCCGGATCTCCGTGTAGGCCCGGACTTCATCCTTGATCTCATCCTGGTTGGCCTGGTCCACGTTCTTCAGCGCCGCCCCGGCCAGGTCGGGCGATAACCGCCACAGCAAGGTTGCCACCACTGGCGCCGGGTCAATCGTCTTGTCGCGGTCCATGGCCATCAGCAGGTCCTTGACTATCGTTCCGATGGTCTTCAGATATTCGGGGTCCAGGTCCTGGGGATTGAATTGCAAATCCAGGTCGAAGCTCCCTTGGATTTCTTCCCTGCTCCGAATCACCGCCTCGCCGCGTTGGTTCGTTATCCGCGCCAGCATCTCGTCCGGCATGTATTGCTGGCATAAGCTCCACATCTGCTTCAATACTTCCCGCAGATTCATCAGCCACCAGAGCACCGCAAATTCCTGTTGCAGTCGCACTAAGTCTGGCGCCACGTCTTCATTGGTTCGCCCAAAATACTCATCAATCTGACGCCGTAACTCCCTGATCATGCTGATGACGGTCTGGGGATACGGCGGGGGTGTCAGCCAGGCATAATCGCCATCCCGTTTGGCTGGCAGTTCCGCCAACGGCTTGATATGCAAAGTGCCCATGCGCTGGCGGCCGCGCGTGATGATCGGCGGCACACCCGCCAGGGCCGCATGGTCGCCAAAGCTGTCGCAGTAGAGTTTGAGCAAGCCTTGGTAAGACCCCGCCAATTCGCCGATCCCGCGTGTGTCCACCATCCGGCTATTCAACGCCTCGCGCGAAAACACATGCCCGGCATAAAGTCCATGCGCATAATCCAGTAGCTTGCGTTCTGTGGCGGCAACCTTTGCATCCTTATGGATGGTCACATAGTATCGGCCTGGCACTCCGTCTTCGTTGGTTGCCTGGTAATTCGCCGTCAGGACGTTGTAGAGTCCGCGATAATCGTCTATCCCGCGCTTGACTGTCACCCCGGCATCGTTGCGCACATAGTCCGGTATGGCCGCCGCGCCTTCATGTCCGCCTTCCCGTTTCCCATCGCTCCCCACCTTCCCAATCACGGCCTCCACAAACTCGTCACTCCATCCTTCGGATATCTTCCGTTCGATGATCTGTGTCTTGCTCAGCCATGCCGATTCAAAATAAACCCGCGCCTCCTGAAATTCCGTGGTATTGGCCGGCGCACACCAATCTTCAAAAAAGCGC